AACATAACCGGCTGATTCATCGAATTGCTCCGTAATCAACGGCCAGGACACCATCAATGCTGTGAACCGCCTCAGGGGCCACCTCAACAACATCCTGCGCCATCACGCCCATTTCAACAGGCCCGCCCCACTGGTAACGGTAGGTGTAAACGGGTAAGCCGTTATCGGTTACGCCCACCCGCTTGATATCTGTCTTGACACGGCGGTCGGACCATTTCGTAATCGCGCTGCTGCCCAACGCGCTACCAAGCCCGAACAATCCGCCCATACTCGATTGCGCACCACCTACACGCTGATTGTAGGCGTTCAAATCGCCTTGGTATTTCAACGCCGCCGCACCCTGGAAGTCTCCCGGCGCTATCTGGTACTGAGCGGGAGACACGTTAGGCGGGCTTTGCAGGGCCGGTGCGCCCTGTACCAATGCAGATACCTCGTTAAGTCCCTGCGTGCGGTTGAGCAACGCATCTGAGAGGTTCTGGTTATACGCCGACTGCTTCAATCCGTAGTCTCGGGCATACTCACTACCCGCACGGTCGATCACGGAAAGGCGCGCATCGGTCTTAGCCTGATTGAAGTCGTCATACGCATCCGAATAGGCTTCTGAGCCGACGCCAATGCCCTGATTGGCAAGGCGGGTCTGCAGGGCCGCCTCATCCTTTTCGAAACGCGGGTTAAGGCGATCCATCAAGCCGTCTTCAATCCGCTGGCGCTCTGCGTCGTTCGCCACAGGGGCCTGCCCGACATCAGCCGTATTAAACGGAGTTTCAAGCCCCTCGGCCACGCGCGGCACATATTCCTGCGCGAAGTCCGTCAGTGACCGGGAAACGTTCTGCTGCCCGTCAAGCACCGCCTGCGCAGTCGGGTTCAGGGTTGTCGTCTGTGTGCGGTCAGGCGAGCCGATATCGCCTGTATAAGTGACGTTGCCGTAAGGCCCGACCTGATTGATCTGGTTGACCTTGGCAGACTCACGAACCGCCTCTTTGTTCGCCTGTCCCTGTGCCGCTGCTGTGGCCGCAGGATCAGGAGCCGCAGGAGCGGAACCACCACCCTTGCCGCCGCCATAGCACCAGCGGCGGTAGTCGAAGTCAATTCCACAGTCCGGGCTGAAATCGAGAACAAACTTTCTCATAGTCCGAACCCTTCCCACAGACCCGCCCATTCAGGCTTGGTTGATTTCGCCTTCTTGCTACCGGTAAACGGTGTCAGGAATGGCAAGCCAATCGCTGTCGGGATACCCATGCCTTTCGGGTCCTCTTTGATCTGCGCAAGGGACGGCCCAAGACCCGCCAACATGCCGTTACCGACGGGCGTATCCGGGTTTTTACTTTCGATCATCTTTCCTTTGCCGATCATATAGGCCCACAGCAACGGTGTTGCGCCACCGGCAACATTGCTCATCCCGCCACCGCCTCCACCGGCTCCACCGCCGAAAGTTTCACCGCCGAACGCATCGCCGTATGATTCAAAGCCAGATGTGGGGCTAGCTGACGGCCCGGACTGGAACGCATCCAGAAAGTCGAGATTCGAAGGCATGTTAAAGCCCTGTTGATCCCGGCGCGGTTCAGACTGCGGTAATTCCTGGTCGATTTTCGGCTTCTGCTGATGAAACATGCCACCCGACTCCGGGGTGTCCATCATTGCCTCGGCCAGCTTGCGCCGCCGCTCCATCGTTTCCGTGATGTACATATCGTTTCCTGTATTCGTTCGCTAACATCGAACAAATCACCGCGTGGTTTTTCCTGCCGTACTGGTGACGCAGGATTGCTTCGCGAGTAAAGCCGACTCCTAGGTTGAATTTGATCGCTCGTTCGTTCTTCTGAGGGGTGGAGGTCCAAAGCTTGTTTACGCCGCTCTGTTCAAAGGGGTAATGCAGCAAAGCCGCTATAACCCCTTTGCCCGCCCATCTCGGTGTATCCGCAGCCATGGAAATCTGCATAGTCCCCGCCTCGGGCATCCAGTCGCTATACACAACGCCTGCGGCTGGTTTTCCGTCAATCGCCACGCCAATCGCGACGAAGTTTTCAAATGATCGGCCATACATATGCGGGATGCGCCGGGCCACCCATTCACCGATAGCTTGATCCTGCCCGAAGATCAGGTTCACACCATGCCTCCGCGCGTCGCCAGGACATCGAAGTTGTTAATCTGGCAATTCGCACCAACCGAAATCACACGAAGCCGGATTGCGAACTCATGCCCCTCCCCGGCAACGCCAAACCAATCATTCCGGGGATTGTCGCCGCCGGTCCACGTGCTGCTGCCCCATGTCGCGTTGCCCCATGTCGAATCCGGGGATGTTCCGGGCGTTGGCGAAGATGTCGGGGCCTTGTCCACGAAATCCACGTTTACATCGACGTACAAACCCGGTTGTCCGTTCGATATAATCGTTGCGCGCGCCATCTGGGCGGCCTTGCGATACCCCGACATCCCAAGATCGCTAAACGCTGTCTTTAAGTCTCCGGTAATACCGCCGCCATTGTCCGTGTAGCCGGTATCCGCCTTGTAGACAGTCCCGTCCGTCCCGGCGAAATACAGGTCTTCATTCAACAAGGACCACGCACCAGCGGCCAGACCGGTAAACCGGCACCAACTTCCCGTCAGCACATTCATCACGTACTGGTGGCGCTCTGTGGCCGACACAGGCACGTTCACGATAAACATATTCGAACGTGGATAGCTCAACATCTGCCAACCGTGATTATTCCGGTAGGCTCTGGCGTCCTCTGTAAACAGACGGTTGATTTTCGACGTGACAGCCGCCCGCTGTGCTGCTGACCGGTCCAGTACCAGCATCGCACTCAGCGACAACACACCGCTTTCTGTCAGCAAGGATAAGTCGCCACCCGCTTTCTGCAGGCACCTGTATCCCAATGGAGGGGAAGTTTCGAAAACCCCTACTATTGACCACGTGCTAGCCGAAGCAGGATCAGTCCCCTGGTAAAGCGCCACCTCGCCAGTGGATGAGATAAACGCGATAAAGTCATCCGAGCCGTTCCCGCCGTCCCGCGTGACTGTTCCTATCGCCCGAAGCGTGCCACCCCTTTTAAAGACAGAGCCAAGGGGAAACTTGGTTGCCGCCCCTGCAACTGCTTCCGTAGCCAGATACCACGCATTGCAGGTATCCTTCTCAACAAACCATAACCGCTCTTTATGGCTCGTCACGTTAATCAGGTTCGCCGACGTAACGTTCGTTATCGAGGGTGTTGCCCAGGTCGTGCCGTTATAGTGGCGCACCGAATCCGCACCGTTGCAGATAACGAGGAAATTGCCCCCGGATGTCTCCTGCATCGTGTGCTGCCACTCGCCATTCGTCAGGCTCGATACAACTGCAGCGCCAACCGCACCCGACGAGGTGACCTCATAAATATCCGTGGACTTCGCCGCAAAGAGTTTCCGGGAGGTCAGGCCCGACCACTCCATCAAGCTAGGCATCGTCGCGCCTACGCCGGTCGCATGGCTTGAATGACCCCTCCGCAATTCCACGTAATCAGGCTGCGGAAAGATATTATCCAAAACCAGCGCATCACTGGCCGGCATGTCACTGATTGAATCAATGGCATTCAACCCACCCACCGGAGCGGGTACAGGTCGAGGCCGTGCGGCAACCGCAGCACGGTTGCGCGTTGTTGCTGCTGGCCTGAACATTACAGGTTCCAGCTACCCTCGATAACCAGCGGCTCCTTGGCGTGGTCGTAGAGGCTTGTGTCCTTTCCATAGTTCAGCGTGCGCTTCCCGCCGCCGTCCCGCATTTGCGCCTGTGCCTTCTCGGCCTCGTAAGTCGTCATTTCTTCTGCGTAGTCAAAACCGCGCGCCTTGCGATACCGCCAGATCACACCCAACAGCATCAGGCTTTCATCAAGCAACCCGGTGTCAGCGTCCGCCGCCCATGCCGTCTGCTCCACAGACGCACCGCTCTGACACCAGTTGTTCGAGACATATTCATAGCCGTATGTGTCGCCCGCTTCCGGTGTCGGGGTAATCAGTATGTCGCCACCGCGTATTCTGAACGCATCTGTCAGCAACGCTGTTGATAGGGACTGCTGCGCCTGCCACTCGGACGAACTCAGCGGGCCGGTAATGCGCCGCTGCTGCGAACGGTTGAACATGCTTCCCGGGACAAGGCGGTTGAAATCGCTCTCAATCGCCCCTGTCTGGACAGCCTGTGCAACACTGGTAAATGTCTTTTCCTTCGTGATGGCTTCCCACGTGTACGAACGGGCGAGAACGCGCCCTTCCTCATTCGCTACCTGCAGAAGCAGGCGCACATTCGTATCGGTGGAAGCGACCACGGTGGAGGACCGGGGCAGCGACAACAAGTCCTGCGCTGCGTTTACCAGTGTTTTAAGCGTCATTATTTTGCCTTACGCTTTTCCTTCGGCGTCAGTTCGTTGACCATCTTTTTCAGGTCCTCGATTTCAGCACGCAGGTTTTCATTTTCGCTGCTCAGGTCGGCGACACGCTCAGCGAATTTCGCGTCACCCTGCATCGCCTCGACATATGCCACTGCCTTTTCTTTCAGACGGCGCGCACCCATGCCAACGCGGTTCAAATCGTTTTCGGTAAGCCCCGCCAAATCCTCCGCAGAGCGGATATTCAGCGCCCGCAGATGGTCTACAAGACCTTTCGGGACGAACGGCAGCACATCAATCGGCGTGCCGTCTGTGGGGTCCTCCTGGCCTTCCAGCCAGCGGTCGTAATACGGCTTGACGTAGCGCCACAGTTCCTCGTTTTTCTGCAACTCGCTGATCGACCACGGCGTGGACTCCCCGTGCGAGCCTTTCTTGACGAGGTCAACGGCATGAACCTCCCGAAGTTCATCGGGGTTGCCTTTGACGGGCTTATAGTCCCGGCGAAAGTTCATCGGTATGACGTTGATTTCCTGCTTCGCCTCATCGGGCGAAATCGGCTGTACAAGCATTTATTGTCCTTTTGTCAGGTTCGGAAAGAACGCAGTCAGTCCTTCTCCAGAAAAGAAAAAGGGAGGAGCCGAAGCCCCTCCCCTGTCGTCAGTACGGGAAATCGCAGAGGATTTCCTGAGCGGAGATATCCCCCGCAATCGCGCACACGGCATCGGTAACAGCACCGGAAACGTCGAGCGTCCCGTCTGCCGAGCCAGTGGGTGTGAGCGGATCGCCGTCGGCTCCGGCGGTCAGCGCAATGGTCAGGACAGCCCGACCTTTGATCTGAATCCAGCCGAACTCGTTATCCGACATGGCTGCCTGCAAGACGCCGGCACCAACCTCGTCCGAAGCGGACAGGTCGGAGGTAACGTCGTTGTTGGCATACCCGGTTGCGGCTACGTAATACGCAACCTCGCCCGCGACACCATCGACCGCAGCGGCTTCTTCGCTGTACGTCACATACTTGTACAGCTTGCCGTCGTGGCCCTGCGCAACGGCACCAAGAGCGAACTCCTGAGTGGTCGTCACCTTGTCGGTATCAGCACCGATAATAAAAGACATATCAGTTAGCCCTCCTTAGGCTTCGTCGATGAGTTTGCCCTGCAGCGAACGATTGCTGCAGCACAGGTTGCCCATCCAGATCAGCGGGATGACCACGGCGTCCTGGTTGACCGAGGATTTCTCATCGAGGAGTGACCATGAGGCCTCTTTGTGCTCCGTCATTTCGAGGTAATCGGTGTTCAGGAAGTACATGACCTTCGAGGTCGTGCCGAAGTTGGTATTGCTGTCGAAGACAACATCCGCGCCGACGAACTTGAGCGTGTTAAAGCCCGTGTTCGCTTCGTCGGAACCGGCAAAACGCTGCAGGTCCGTCAGGGAGTCCCAATAGAACTGGTACATGTCATGAGACGCGACGATCAGGTCCGGCTTGTCCGCACCGCGACACAGTTCAAGCCACATTTCCTGCATGAAACCCTTGATGTTCGCAGCGGTCGGCGTGGCGGAACACTCAGTGAAGTTGTTCTGCCAGAAGTCGAACGTGGTCGAGTTGATGCCGCCCACGGTGCCGGTGCCGTCGCTCGTGACAACATGGCCCAGGCCGCCCATCTGGTTGGAAAGCGCACCCGTTGAGTACAGATCGATCGACATGTTGTTCGCAGCCGTGCGACGCGCATTGGTCGTGCGGGCTTTGACAAGATCAATCATGGCTTCTTTGCCGTTGTTCTGCCGCAGTTCCTTACCGGACGCCGTGACATGAACAGCCGCCTGCACCCAGTCGTACTTGGCTGCCGACAGAACGTCGGAGGCCGAAATATTCAGGGTGTCGAAACCGCTGTACCGCTGGTACGTGGAGTTTTCGGCATAATCGAGCGGCTTGACGATTTCATAGCCGCCGGATTTCTTCGTGATCTGGCCCTTCTTTTTCAGCCGACGATAAAGGGCGTTGTGGTTGGAGACGTTATCCGCAATCTCCGTGCTGTGATTACGAAGGGTCGTCGTGACCATCTCCGTAAAGGTCGAATTGGGTGATGCCATTTGGCTATCCTCCTACTAAGGGTTAAGCCGCCCCGGCTACCCGGTCGTAGATATCGCCCAACTCCTCATCACGGCTCTCGTACTGCGGCGGGGTGGAACCCGGTGCAGTGCCGCTTGAGTTCAGATTGGTATCAGCAAGCCGCTTGGCTTTCGCCGCCTTCTCGGCTGCCTCATCCTGCCGTTTGCGCTCAGCTTCCGCAGATTGCTCTGCAAGCAACTGTGCGCGTGTGGTGGGATTGGCCCATACCGCTTGATCGTAAAGTGTTTGCAAGTCGGTGCCGGGGTTCGCCGTCGCGAGGCGCGTCATGTCGTCCATGACTGTCTCGAAGTGCGGATTCTCCTTAGCAAAGGCCTCAATCTCGGCGTTTTTCGCTGCGATCTCCGCATCCCGTTGGGCTGTGAAGAACTGCTGCTGTTGCGCCTTGAGTTCGTTGATTTCGTTGACCAGAGGGGCGGTTGTCGGGTCGATGTATTGATCGCCCGCGCCTATCTGTCCGAGATCGACGCCGTATTGCTGCGCTAACC